TATGGGCTTGGACTACGATGAGGTTATTCAATATGCGGGTTCAGGAGAAGAGTTAGACCAGCAAGAAGAAAAGTTAAATCGTTTTGAAGATGTGGATTCAGGTTCGCCTGAACATAATTCCATTGATCAATCACAACGAAAAGTGATGTATACGGAAACGTATATTAAGGTTGATTATGATGGTGATAATATTCCTGAGTTAAGACGAATTTGTACTGTTGGACAATCATATCATATCGTTAAAAACGAAGCGTTTGACCATATTCCGTTTGCGGTATGTAGTCCGATATTAATGCCTCATAGAATGATTGGTGTATCGTTAGCTGAACAAGTTATGGACTTACAGCTAATTAAGTCAACTGTACTTAGACAAATTTTAGATAATTTATACCTATCAAATAACACTAGGTTGGTAGTCCAAGATGGACAAGTTAATTTAGATGATATAATTAATAATAATCCCGGTGGCATAATTAGGTCAAAACAAATTGGTGCAGTACAACCATTAACAACACCATTAATTGCCAATCAAAGTTTTCCGTTATTAGATTATTTAGATCAAATAAAAGAATCTCGTACGGGTTTAAATAAAGCCTCTATGGGTTTAGATGCTGATGCCCTTCAATCAACAACAGCTAGTGCGGTTAATCAGATTGTATCGGCTAGTCAGGGTAAGATTGAATTAATTGCTCGTGTATTTGCTGAAACGGGTGTAAAGCAATTATTCAAAGGCATTTTACATTTAGTTACAAAACACGCTACTCAACCACAAATTGTAAGATTAAATAATAACTTTGTTCCTATGGATGTAAGACAATGGAAAAATTCTTACGATATGGAAGTTAATGTGGGATTAGGTACGGGGCAAGTAAATGAGAAATTACAAGTATTAGACAGAGTGGCTAAAACACAAGAACAAATTTTACTAACTATGGGATTACAAAACCCATTGACGAATTTATCACAGTACCGAGAAACTATTGGTAAGATGTTAGAACTATCAGGATTTAAAGATGTAGATTCATTCTTCCTTGATCCACGTACACAACCACCAATGCAACCGCAACCAAGTGAAGCGGAACAATCAGTACAAGCGGATATGATGAAGGCAAAAGCCGAAATAGAGTTAAAACAGAAAAAGTTAGAATCAGATATTCAACTCGCTAGAGAGAAACTAATGGCGGATATTGAATTAAAACGTCAGGAATTAAATGCTGAACTTCAGTTAAGGGGTCAGGCTCAAGTTCTTGGTAATAAAGAAGTTTCACAAAACTTATAAAAGGAGATAATTATGGTTGCGGGAGTAGCTTTAGCCCCTTTAGCAAGTAGTGCTGGGGCAAGTGGATTAAGCAGTTTTTTAAGTGCATTAGGCACGGGCGGACTTGGTGGTTTTCTCGGTGGCTTGGGTAACTCAGTAACGGGTCTACCAGTTATGCAAGTATTTGGACAAGAAGCATCACCTATGGGTTCTTTTGGTCAATTACTCGGTTCAGGAATGATGGGTAATTTTAACAATGCTGGTCAAGCCTATATGTTAGGCGGTGGTATGAATCCGCAAATGAGTGCGGGAGGTATGTCACCAATAGCTGATGCCAATATGCCCGGTCAAATTACTCAAGCCGAAGCGATGAGAATGTTGGAAGAAATGCAAAGACAACAACAAGCTGTTGGTCAAAATATGATGATGCCACTAGATACAATGACAGACCCCCGATCATTAATGGGTGGTCTATTAGGTAATTTAGGTGGAACAATGGGTACACGTCAAATATAGATATGAATGATGATTTGGATTTACGTAATAGAGCAAATCAAGGCAATAAAGCTAAAGATTTACTCAATAATGACATATTTAACAGAGTTTTTGAAATCCTTGAAAAACGATATATTGAAGGGTTTTCAGAAAGTAAAAGCGATGATTCGCACGTTCGTGAAATTTGTTATAGACAGTTACAAGCGTTGCGAAAACTTCGTGAAGAAATATCTATTTTGGTAGCTGATGGAAAATTAGCTTCTGAAAAACTAGATACAATCAATAAAAAAAAATTTTATTAAAAGGAATAAATTATGGACAACAGCAATCCGCAAGGAACTGAACCAACTACATTATCTCGCCGTCAAGGTGTTGATTACCTCTTAAAAGTTAATACTGAACCATCGCAAGATGATAATTCTGAAACGAGTCAAGAGTCAAATAATCCTGATGAAAATAGTCAGGAACAAACAGAAACAGAAACTCAGGATGTAGAAACGGAAGCAACAGAAGATGTTGTGGAAGAAGAAACAGAAAGTGTTGATGAATCTGAAACAGATACGGACATTGAGGAAGTTGAAGACGTAACTCAGACAGAGCCTGAAACATATACTGTTAAAGTTAATGGTGAAGATGTTAATGTAACTCTTGATGATTTAAAGAACGGCTACTCAAGAACATCTGATTATACTCGCAAGAGTCAGCAACTCGCTGAACAGCGTAAGCAGTTTGAACAACAAGCACAGCAGATTCAAGCTGAGAGGACACAACTTGCTGAAAACTTAAAAGCGGTTGAACAATTTTTATCTAATCCCGTACCCCAACCTGATCAAAATTTAATTAATTCTGATCCGAGTGAGTACCTTAGACAAAAAGATGCTTACGAAAAACATCAACAAACAGTACAAGCTGTTAAAGATGAGCAAGTAAGACTTCAACAGCAACAGCAACACGATTTAATGCAAAACTATCAAAAGAATCTTGAGTCCGCTAAAGTTGAATTATTAGAACGAATTCCATCGTGGAAAAATGCTGATGTAGCAACCAAAGAAAAGCAAGCGGTTGTTACCTATGCAAAACGTGTTGGATTTTCGGATTTAGAAATGCAGACGGCATCAGACCCAAGAGCGATTGAAGTTTTACGAAAAGCGTATTTATACGATAAACTCGTTGCTAAAAATCAAGTGGCAAAGAAGAAGGTAACCAAAGCACCAAAAATGATAAAAGGAGCAGTTCCAACTTCTAAGAATGAAAGTAAGCAAAGAAAATCCCAACAATTATTTGACCGACTAGGTAAGTCAGGCAAAATGAAAGATGCCGTTGAGTATCTTATGAATAAATAAATATTAACTATTAACTTTTAAGGAGTAAATTATGGCAATTTACAAAACCAGTGATAGCGTTGGGGAGAAAGAAGACCTCTCTGATGTAATTACAAGAATAGACCCTGATGAAACGCCGTTGTTTTCCAATATGGAAAAAATTGCGACTAAGGGAATTACCCACGAGTTTCAAGTTCAAGAATTGGCTAGTGCTGTTGATAACAACGCTAACAATGAAGGGGCTGACTACTCATACACAAACCCAACAGCGACAACAAGACTTGGTAACGTACACCAAATTTTTGTTCAAGCTGGTTCAGTTTCAAACACTTTAGATGTGGTTGATAAAGCTGGAAGAGATAGAGAAACAGCTTACGTCAAAGTGTTAAAAGGCATTGAGCAAAGACGTGACATAGAAAAAACTTTATGTGCATCCGTTGCAAAATCTGCATCTGACCCACGTAAGTTTGGTACTATTGAAACGTGGATTTCAAACGTATCTAGTGCTGGTGATGCCACCGACATTACAGCGTTTGATGGTTCTGCAACTAGAACTGATGGTACGGGTAGAGCATTGACTCTTGCTCAAATTGATACAGTTATGCAATCTGTATATGAGGATGGTGGAAACCCGGATATGCTTGTTGTATCTCCATCTAAGAAAGCAACTTTTTCTGATTTATCATCAGGATCAGTTGTGACTAACCAACTTCATATGACAGCTAATGCACCAAAAGAAGCAGTAATAATTGGTTCAGTATCAATGTATTTAACTGACTTTGGTACATTAAACGTTGTTATTGATAGACAAATGCAGAGTGACAGAGTGTATCTATTAGATAGTGAATATCTAAAAATGGGTGCATTACCGGGTCGTTCTTTCTCAGTAAGTGATGTAGCCCCAACTGGTGATGCTACTAAATTTGCTGTGGTGTCAGAAATGACATTCGTACCACAAGCACCGAAATCAATGGGTGCAGTTTACGATTTATCGTAATAATAATATTTGAAGGGGTGTAACAGCCCCTTCTTTTATTGGAGGAAATTAAAATGCTATTAACAAAAAAACTAATAAGATTTAATGACCTTGTTATAAAAATTTCAGAGCAGACAAAAAATTTAAAAGACCTATCAGAAAATAGATGGGGTTATAGATATGCCAAAAAGGTCTAATAAGGTTGTTTATGATCCAATTAAAAAAACTAAAAGACGATTTAAAAAAAAAGGATTAAGACATAGAAAAAAATTAAGTCCTAAATCACATTTACGGGTAAGAAATAATGGAAAAGATAATAACCAAAAACGAACAAAAAACAACAAAGCTAAAGTACGAAGATGATAAAACCTATATCGTAACTGAGCAAAAAGTTGATCATATTCTTAATGATAATAAAAAGAAATCTAATGAATATGAAAAAGGTAAGTTAATTGGTAATACACAAAAACACCAACAGCATATTGCGAATATACCCGTTACACTTTACTACGAATTATTAAAACGATTTGGACATCCGAAACATAATGCAAAAGCGTGGAAGAAATATTTAAATGACCCTGATAATAGGTATCTTAGAACTGGTGGAGGACAACTGTAATGGCACTCGCAACATATAGTGATTTAAAAACATCTATTGCTAATTTTTTAGCTCGTGATGATTTAACATCAAACATTGATGATTTTATAGATTTAACAGAGGCTCGGTTAAGTAGAGAATTATATACACGATTTGACCACGACAGAGTTACCGCATCAACTACGGCTGGTGATCAATATATTTCATTACCTACGGATTTACGTAAGATTGAAACGATTAGATTAAATACATCACCTCGTAGGGTATTACGTTATTACACACCAAATTCGTTAGATAGTAATTTTACTACGTCATCAAATGGTACACCACAAGGGTATTCCATTATTGGTAGTGAAATAAAACTCGCCCCTACACCTGATTCTGTTTTAACGTTAGAAATGATTTATAGTAAAACGATTGAAGCCTTATCAGATAGCAATACATCAAATACAATATTAACTCGTCATCCTGACGTTTATCTTTATGGTGCATTACATCACGCTTCAGTATTTTTATTAGATGAAGTAAAAGCAAGACAATATGATGAATTATTTACTAGAGCCATTCAGGAAATAATTGTCACTAATGATAAAGAACGTTACGGCTCAGCGTTAGCTATGAAGGATGATTATACTAAACAATTAATAACAATTACGGGATAGAAAAATGTCAGCATCAAATTATTTAGAAAACAAAGTGTTAGACCACGTGTTAGGGTCAAGTGCCTACACACAACCTTCAGCTTTATATGTAGCATTATCAACGGGTAGTTTCGCAGATGATAATTCAGGAACTGAACTTACGGGTAATGGATATACTCGTAAAGTGGTTACATTTGGTACGGCTAGTTCAGGGTCTATTTCATCTAATAGTAATGTTGAGTTTGATACAGCTACGGGTTCGTGGGGCAGTATCGGTTTTTTTGGAATTTATGATGCAAGTTCAAGTGGTAATTTGTTATATCACGGGGCGTTTTCAAGTGCAAAAACTATTGAAACGGGAGATGTATTAAAAATAGCGAGTGGGTCTTTAACTGTAAGTTTAGATTAAGATGAATGACCATAGTATCGCCAACACTAGAACAACTGGCTCAATATGGCAGTTTAGATTCATTACCTTTTAGTTTAGATAATGCACAATATGTAGATTATCGTGATCCTAATTTAGACCAGTTAGCAAACTGGGGTGGATTAGATACATTACCTTTTTCTTTAGATTCTACTAACTGGGAAAATGCTTTTGTCCGTTTTGGTACATTAACAACATCATCTAGTTTTACGACAACAGCTTCAGCCTTAATTGGTGAATCTGCGGATGGTTCAACAACGAGTACCTTTACAGTTACGGGTTCGGGTTTACGTCAACGCTTAGTTGATTCTACAACAACAAATGCTTTTACTGTATCGGGTTCAGGTATTCGTATAAGACTTGTTGATGATAGTTTAAGTTCAGCGTTTACCTCAAGTGGTTCAGCAACATTATTACGAACAGTAAGTGGAACGGAATCATCATTATTTACGACAAGTGGGTCAGTTACTTACACAGCGGGAATGACCGCTAGTCAACCAACAACATTCATATCAACGTCAACACCAACGGCAGTCTTTGTTAATAGTGGTTCACTTACCTTTACATTTAGTGATGTAACAGAGGCTTTTAAACAAGGTGAAGAATGGAACGAAGATACATCAGTTGTAGAAACGTGGACACCGCAAAGTAGTTCGGTAACTGAAACGTGGACACCATTATCATCAAGTACATCAGAAACGTGGACAAGTGTTACATCAAGTACAGCGGAAACGTGGAGTCAAACATCATCAGGAAATAGTGAACAATGGACACAGTAAAAATAGGATTAAATGATTGGTTACCTGACCAGCCTGAATATGGAAATAAAGGATTAACTGTTGCCACTAATGTGTTACCAGTAGTTAAAGGATATGAAACATTTAAAGCGTTAGCTGATTATTCCAATGCGGGTGATAATTATTTACGAGGAATATTTGCTTGTGAAGATATAACGGGTAATGTAAAGATTTTTGCGGGTGATCAAAATAAATTATATTTATATAATAATTCAACATCTAATTTAGATGATGTATCTAAAGTTGGTGGATATACACTAGATACTACCGATGTATGGAAGTTTGTTCAATTTGGTGACAAAGTTATCGCTGTTGCGGGTACGGGTGAAACCATACAAGAATATGATTTAACGTCTAGTTCAACTTTTGCGGATTTAGCAACGGGTGTTAATGCTGAACGAATAGCGGTCGTTAGAGATTTTGTATTTACGGGTAATAATTCTTCAGGATTAAATAACGTAAGATGGTCAGCGTTAGGTGATGCCACTTCGTGGGCGACATCACAAACAACCCAAGCTGATAATCAAGACATATCTGACTTAGGAGCTGTTACCGCTTTAGTTGGTGGTGAGGAAGTCACTATATTATGTGAACGAGGCATAGTTGTTGGACGTTACGTAGGAACGCCATTGATTTTTTCGTTTAATACCATAGAAAGTAAAAGAGGATGTAATTTTGGTAACTCAGTAGCTAATGTTGGACGTACAATTTTTTATTACACAGATGATGGTTTTTATCAATTTGATTCACGTAACGGAAGCCGTCCAATAGGTTATGAAAAAGTAGATACATTTTTTAAGAATGATTTTAATACTTCATTTCCTCATAAATTATCTACGGCTGTTGACCCAAATAATAAATTAATTATGTGGGCTTATCCTAGTAATAGTAGTTCGTCAGGTACTAATGATAAAATTCTTGTATACAACTATTCTTTAGATAAATGGTCGTTAATTAATCAAGCCACAGATATTGTTAGTAGTATTTTAACACCAGGTCGGACACTAGAAGGATTGGTGGCTATAAATTCATCCATAGATGCTTTACCCGCATCTTTAGATTCTGTTTTATATAAAGGTGGAAATATTTTATTTGTAGGAAGTCAGAATAATAAATTAGCAACATTTACGGGGGCATCATTAAATGCAACGATTGAAACGGGTGAGTTTGAACATAGTAATAAAAAACTATCTTTAATATCACAAGTAAGACCTATATATGAAAAAACAGATAGTGCGACAGCAACTGTAACTGTACAAGTTGCCTCACGTAAAACTACGGCATCTGATTATACTTATGGGTCAGCAAGTAGTGTTAATACGGATGGGTTTGCCCCTATACGTTCTAACAATCGTTATCACCGAGTAAAGTTAAATTTAACGGGCGAATGGACTAACATTCAGGCTATTGATATTGACATTACTAATATGGGTAGCCGATGAGTACAAGTAACTTTATTGGATTACCTTATGCTGGTGGTGATGAACGTGAAGTAGCGTTTGTTGTTAATAATTTACTTGAAGGTAAAATAAACAGTACGGGTACAGTAACACTTACAGCGTCAGCAACATCAACAGTTGTTAGCGATAGACGAGTTGGTGCAAATTCACTTATTTTTTTTATGCCTCAGACCGCAAATGCGAGTAGTGAAATGGCATCAGGCGGTATGTATGTTAGCAGTAGAGGTAAACAAACATTTACAATAACACATCCCAACAACGCTAATGCAGATAAAACATTCGGATATGTCGTTCTTGGTTAACAACCAAGTGTACAAATTTCCACATTTATTAAAAGTTACTGAGGCAAACATAAAGAATGTATGGCAGATATTAGAACCATATATTGAAATAAATTTAAGATACGGAGTACATACAGAAACCAAACGAGGTGTATATGATTTACTATTAAGTGGTCATTCACAGCTTTGGTTAAATAAAGACTCTTTTGTAATTACAGTTATTCAAACCATCAACGTAGGAAAAGCCTTAGTCGTTGGTTTTGCTTATGGCAACAAACATCATTGTATTGAAATGGTTGACGGCAAAATCAAAGAGTGGGCAAAAACTATGGGATGTAAAAATATAATCATTAATGGACGTTTAGGATGGAAACGTTTTTTAAAGAAAAATAAGTTTAAACCTAAAGCAATAATATTAGTTAAGGAGATATAAATGACGGGCGTTTTTAAATCAATCGGTAGCATTTTTACGGGTGGTGGTAGTAGTCCAGCCCCCGCACCGCAACAAGTTGGAACACAACGAGTACAATCCGTTGCAGACATTCCTGATTATGTAAAACCTTATTACACAGATTTATTAGATAAATCAGAAGAATTATTTGACACGCCACGTGAATTATTTTCAGGAAGTTATACAGTTCCATTTTCTGAACAAACACAAACGGGTTTGGATCAAGCTATGGCGTTGGCTCAAGCGGGTGATCCATTAAATCAAGCATCAACCGATGTTACTCAACAAACATTACAAGGTAATTTTTTATCAAATACAAACCCTTATTTTCAACAAGCTATGCAATCTGCATTTGACCCCGTTGAGGCTAGAGTTAATTCTATATTTAGTCGTGGTGGACGTTTAGGTTCAGGGGCAAATCAAGCAGTATTAGCTAATGAATTAGCAAAAATATCCGCACCTTTAGCTATGGCTAATTATCAACAAGAACGTCAAAATCAATTAGATGCTTTAAAAATTGCACCAGTTATAAGAGGTCAGCAATTTGAAGATGCACAAAAATTAATTAATCTTGGTTCGGTGTTAGAAGATCAACAAGCGAGAGAATTACAAGAACAAATTATGCGAGACCAATTCCAGTACACAGAACCTCGTGAACGTTTAGAAAATCAATTAGCTTTTGTTACGGGGGCTACTCGTGGCGGTACAAGTACAACAACACAACCAATATATGGTCAAAGTCAATCAAACTTTCTCAATCCACTAGGTGCATTAAGTGTTCTTGGTGGTTTTGGTGGATTATTTAGTTAGGAAATAATTATGTCATTATTAAATAGAAATAATTTTGGTTTATTAGGTTTACCTAATGTTCAATTAACTACGGGTATCAACCCTAACGCCCAAATGCCAAATATGGGATTGCAACAACCTATTGGCGGTTATGGTCAACCGACAGTACCAATGACAATTCCGACTATGCCATTACCACAACCACAACAACCTACAACGTTTGCTGGTCGTTTAGATAATATTGCTCAACGATTATTAGATTATAATATTGGTAGAAATCAAGCGGGAAAAGCATCTTTAGACCCATCATCAGGTGATGCGGGTTATGTTAATGCTATGGGTTTTCAAAATATGCAAAATCAAGCCCGTGCAAGAAGTGATTTAGCAAGGCAGTTAGAAAACCAAAGAATTAACAATATGTATAAACAAGCCTTGACTCAAAATTTACAACCTAGAGCAAAATTTCAAGATATTGCTGGAGGTGCATTTACACGAAAAATAAACTCTGATGGTACAAGTGAATTAGTAAGAAATGATGAAGTTATTGAATTGCTTAATGAACAAGCACGAATTAAGAATCAACAAAAAACTGGTGGTTTAACAGTTGGACAAAAAAAACTAGACGAAACTTTTGCAAAAGACCTTGTTGCAAATAGAGATAAACTTCTTAATGATAAAGTTAACTTGTCAAAAATTGAAAATATTTTAGCAGAAATAAATGATCCTGATTTTCAAGCAACTGGAACAATTAGACAAAAAAGTCCAATACTAGAGGATTTATTAAAATTTGATTCACAAGGTCAAAGACGTCTTGATTTAAGTGATAGAGTACGAAATGTGGTTCAACAATCATTACGAACAATTTTAGGTGCACAGTTTACTGAACGTGAGGGTGAAAAATTAATTGCATCATATTTTAACCCAGCTTTACCTGAAAGTTATAATCAAAGACGTTTAGCAGAATTACAAACTCAGTTAAAAGCTAAGACAGATTATGAAGATGCACGAATTAATCATTTTATAGAAAATGGTACAATGGACAAATTTAATCTTAAACCTCCGTCAGCAGAGGATATTAAAAAGGAATCACTAAAACTTTATGACGAAAGTCTAAAAGCTAATGAAGAAAGTGAAAATAGATTAATAGATAAATATAAATAGGTAATTAATGGCTACAATAAAACAATTAGAAAACGCTTTAGTCAAAGCAGAACAAGCTGGTAATATAGATGACGTTAATGAAATTAAAAGATTAATTTCTAATAAACAAAATGATGTATCTTTAGCTAGTGGAATTGCACGTAGTGCTGGTCAAGGTCTTACTTTTGGTTTTGGTGATGAAATTGTTGCTGGTGTTAAAGCACCTTTTACTGACAAAACATATAGAGAAGAATTAGAATTAGAACGTGCAAAGTTAGAAAACTTTAGACAACAAAATCCAAAGACAGCGTTAGCATCAGAATTAGCGGGTAGTATTGCTATCCCTTTTGCGGGTGGTGCTGGTCGTGCTGTAACTAAGGGATTACAAAAAGCTGGTGATTTAGTAACAAAAAATCAGTTAGGTAATTTAGCTACACAAGGTGCAGTTGCAAGTGGTGTTTATGGAGTAGGAACAGCAGATGAGGACACTACCGCTGGTGATATTGCAAAACAAACAGTAACGGGTGCAATAGCTAACCCCGTTGTTGCACGTACTGCACAAAAATTATTAAATCCACAAATATTAGATGATGCTAAAAAATTAATGGATAAAGGTACAGAATTAACTGTCGGTCAAAAATTAGGTGGAGTTACAAAAGCATTTGAAGATAAAGCAACAAGTTTCCCTATTATGGGTGGTGGTATTCAGCAATCACGTCAACAATCTATTGATACTTTTAATCGTTCAGCAATTAATGAAACATTAAAACCAATTAATAAAACGTTACCTAAGAATGTTGAAGTAGGTACTGATGCTGTTAATTATATGGATGAGGCAATAAGTCAGAATTACACAAAACTTGTTCCTAAATCAGATATTGAAATTGATGATATATTTTTAGATACTATTAAAACAACACAAAAAGCTATGGAACAAACTAATCGTTCTAACGCTTTTAATTCATTTGTTAAAGATGAAATACTTAAGCCAATTAAAAATAAAAAATTATCAGGAGAAAATTATAAAGAATTATATAGTAAATTAGGAAAAGAAATAAAACAATATAGAAAAGCATTTGATAAGCCTGATTTACAAAAACAAGCTGATAATTTACAAGAAATAAAAAATGCTTTAAGTAACAATCTTGCTAGACAAAAACCAAATATAGCTAAACAAATATCAGCAACAGATAGTGCCTACAATATGGCTCAACGAATTATTGGTGCTAGTGCAAAGAATAAAGAGGGTGGTGCATTTACACCTAACCAACTTTTACAAGAAGTAAGAAAACAAGATTATAGTCGTAATAAAAAAATGTTTGCTAAAGGCAAACTTGGTGAATTACAAACTTTAGGACAAACAGCGGAACGTACATTACCTAGTGATGTTCCTAATAGTGGTACATTTGATAGACTTGCTGTTGGTGGTTTAGTTGGTTCACCTCTATTTTTAGGAACTGATCCAATTACTTCAGGTTTGATTGCTGGTGGTTTATACGGAGGGCGTTTATTAACATCACCTCAAGGTCAAAGAATGTTAAGTGGATTATTAACTCAAAGACCACAAGCTGTAAGAAATTTAGCTAATAGAATAGAACAAATATCACCTTATGTCGTGGGTGGATTATTAACAGAATAGGAGAAAAATATGGCAAAAAATTCGTGGAACGATTATTCAGCTACCGCTAGTAGTAATACTGATATTGGTAGTATTGATATTGACGAAGGGTGTAGCCCAGCCAATATTAATAATGCTATTAGAGAGGGTATGAAACATACAGCCGATGTGGTTGCGGGTACAGTTGCATTATCTTCAATTAATATAGATGGAGGGGCTATTGATGGTACAGCTATTGGTGCAAACTCAGCATCAACGGGTGCATTTACTACGGCAACGTTTGCTGATGGCAGTAACTCAGCACCATCATTAAGTAACTCAGGTGATACCGATACGGGTTTATATTTTTCTGCTGATAATGAAATAAGTGTAGCAACGGGTGGTACACAAAGATTAAGTGTAGATAGTTCAGGACATCTTAACCATAATGGTTCAGCTAGTGCCGATATTTCAGCGTTAACATCCTCTGCTAATATAACTATTGATATGGACACCGCACAAAATCATTCGGTTACTTTGGCTCATAACACGACATTTGAGAATCCTAGTAATATGAATGTAGGACAAACGGGGTCAATAATAATTACCCAAGATGGTACTGGATCAAGAACAGCTAGTTTTGGTACATACTGGAAATTTGCTGGTGCTACTGCACCCACATTAACAACGACAGCTTCAGCCGTTGATCGTATTGACTACATTATTGTTAGTTCTACTTTAATACACGCTGTCGCCACTTTAAATTTATCATAGGAAAATAAATGGTATTTCAAAACGATATTCTAGCGGGTTCTAGTGGTGCGAGTGGTACATCTACTGCGGTGCATACAATAGACCAATCAATTAGATTTAATGATGATGATAGTCCTTATATGTATAAAGCATTTAGTGGTGCTGGAGATTTACAAAAAGCCACTATGTCTTGTTGGTTAAAAATGGGAAATATAAGCACTAACAAAGGTATATTTACTTTTATATCAGACAAACCTTTGGAATTAGATTCTAATAATAATTTAAAAGTTCACGCATTTGGTTCAAACAGATTAATAACGGACAGAGAGTTTCGTGACCCATCAGCTTGGTATCATATTGTTCTTTCTATTGACTCTACTCAAGCAGTTAGTACAGAAAGAATTAGATTATATGTTAACGGACAAAGAGAAACAAGTTTTAGTACGGAGAGTTATCCATCACAAAACACGAATGGAAGTTGGTGGTCTAGTAATTTTTTTCAAATTGGAAGAACTTATGGAACAAGTAATTATATGGACGGATATCTTGCCGAGATTGTTTACATTGATGGAACTGCTTTAGACCCATCTAGCTTTGGTGAATACAATAGTTCTGGGATATGGATACCCAAAGATGTAAGTGGACTGACATTTGGCACTAATGGTTGTTATATTAAGGGCGAAGACTCATCTGATTTAGGTAACGATAGTTCTGGAAATGGCAATGATTTCACGACAAGTGGACTTGCCTCACATGACCAAATGGTAGGTGAAAGTCCTACGAATAATTTTGCAGTTATAAATTCTTTAATACCTTCAACTGTTACTTATAGTGAAGGAAATTTAAAATCTGTAATATCTGCAAATGAAAGCACTTCAGCAACGATGGGTGCATCAAGTGGTAAATGGTATTTTGAAGTATATGTTAATACTGTAGGAAGTGCCTATTTAGGTATATGTTCAAATCAAACAACAAATTTTACAAGTTGGATTGGGCAACCAGAAGGTGTTGGATGTAATGCAAGTGCAGGAGACATATATATATCTAACCCAACACCTGCTTCCACATCTTTTGAGGGACTTCCAACTTATACAAGCAGTGATATTATTGGAATAGCATTTGATGTTGATAATCAAAAGATGTGGTGGTCAAAAAATGGCCAATGGTATTCAGGTAATTCAGCAAGTGAAAGCACTATAAATATTTCAGATGTTGAAGCAGGCAATAATGCTTTTGATTTTTCATATATTAATGAACAATTTATTCTTCCTATGCTTGGAACTTCAAATACTGGCTCAACTACAACTTGTAATTTTGG